TGAAAGCCCCCGGCTCTTTTTTATGGTACGATCAGCCACAGTGCGATCAGGAACAGGCCGAGCGACATCAGGGCGAGTGAATCCGTTATGATCCAGCCAGCAACTCCGCCAGTTTCTTTGTGGCACCCTTGTCGCGGAGCGTGCTCTGGGCATGGGTTTCCATCGGTGTTGCAACCGCAGGGTAGGGCGTGTGTTTCTCTGTGCATTTCTGCCTCCTCTTCTGTGAGGATGCAGTGATACTGGCCAAAGCTTTCTGGCCGGTTAACGGGTCAAGATGCTCGGCGGTGACCAGAGCCTCGATCATCCGGCTCATTAAGTAACAGACAATCACAGAGCCATCCTCTGTGAGTTTCAGTTCCTGTGGTCTTGGGTTGAGAAGGCTGTCAGTGGAGCGGAGCAGGCCGAGGTCAATGAGACAGAGTTTGGTTTGTCTGAGGCCCTTGTGCGTGCTGTCGTCGCCGCCCCAAAAAGGCTGTGGACCTCCTGCATGTTCGATGAGACATTCGCGCTGTTGTGTGCTGAGTTGAAGCGCGCGCATTTGCGGCATCATGATTCGAACCCCCCGTGTGTACGCTGACTGACGGAAGCTAGTGAGTTTTTCCACAATTGGAAAGCTAATTCGCCATGCCTTGGTATGCCTTGGCCTGCTTCAGCTACACAGAGGAAAAGATCGCCGAGAAAATCGGGGAACGGGCCTATGTTCCGAAGCGTATTATCTGGCGCAAGGTCAGGAAGCGGGGCATCCGGTCAGGGCGTGAAAAGCGTGCCTATCCGTTGATCCCCGGCTATATTCTGGTCGACATGGATTTGCGGGACGGGATTTACGATATTCTGCGGCATGATCGTCGCGTACTGGGTTTTGTGGAGGCGTGTGGTGCGCCTTTGACCATAAGAGACAGTGAAATCGAGTATCTGAGGCGGAAAGAGGCCATGGGCTACTACGACGAAACCAAGGATTTACTGTACAAACTGATCGGCGGGCATTTTGAGGTGCATGACGGTGCGCTCGATGGCCGCAAGGTCAAGGTGCTTGCCATCAAGAACCGCGATCTATTGATGGAAGTGGATGGATTGGCGTATCCGGTGACAGTCTCGATTGAAACTTTCGAGAAAACGCGGCATACTCGAATCAACGCAGACTGACTACCGGAGCCTGACCATGTGCGGGGCTGATTAAATCCCGCTATTCATTCACAAGGCTACCACCTAAATTCTCACATAAGTAACAGTGGTAAGGGGTGCGCTCGGCACGAAATGCTGCCACCCCGGCTGGCCGAAAAAATTCGGCATAGGCGAAGCATTGTTTCACGGGAAACACAGTGCACCCAATCGTCGCCATGAAGAACTGGAACAAGAGAAAGCGCCGCTGGGACGGCGTAATCTGTCAAGTTGTTATTGACAGCGGTGCAAAGAAAAAGTCATGATTTACGACGTCATGTGCGCAAAGCACGAAATCGATCTCGACGAAATGTTGCAGAATTCCTTGAACGCAAAGCCTTGGTTGGTGAATTGATGCCAGAGCCTCAGATTGTAATTGGTAGAGTTCTTGGCGATTGCGGTAAATGGCACGCCTCACTTGAGGAATGGCAGCAGTGCCAAGTTTGTGAAAACATTCTATGCGGACGCAGCCATAAGGCGTGGTTTTCGCGTGTAATCCGCGAATTCGTAGAGAAGAAAAATGCCGCCGCTCTCTAATCCGCGCCACGAAATCTTCGTGCAAAACCTGTTTCAGGGTATGAAGCAGGACGACGCTTATGCGAAAGCAGGTTTTACCAAAAACAAGGGAAACGCATCTACACTAAAAAATAAGCCCGAAATTCAAAACCGCCTGCAGGAGTTAATGAACGAAAGAGCAGAGCGTGTACTTGCAGTGACGGAGCAGGAAATAGCCGTCACAAAAGACAGCTTGCTGACTGAATTAGAGCAGGCAAGGCAATTGGCTCTTGAGGATTGTCAGCCCGGTGCAATGGTGATGGCGACGATTGGAAAGGCCAGAATTACAGGCCGTATCGTCGACCGCCGCGAAGTAGGCGAAGCTGGCGCATTCGATGGAATGACGGACGAAGAATTGGTGGCGAACGCTGCGAAGAAGGCGCGAGAACTGGGGATTGCTGGGCCGCAGGCTGTTGAGGATGAAGAGGACAAGGTGGCTTGACGCTGGTGCCAAAATAGTGCCAAATCGGTGCCATGCCTGATCCCTGCCCGATTTGCGGCAAGGACCGCGTCCTCGTAGGAAGGGTCCACAATTGCAATCCGCGCTCAAGCACCAAGCCGTTGCCGTCTGCGAGCACTGCGGCAGCTACCGTTTCAACATCAAGTTCTACGCCCGCTGGTACGAGCCATCGTGCATTGACTGCGGCAAAGCGTGGTCGCCCCCGGATTGGCGAGTCGAAACATTCAATGGAAAAGACCAAGCCTTGGCTCAAGGAAGGGATGAGCCGCAGGACGTGGTACCGGCGGCGGAAGGAAAAGTAAAATTTGATCGAAACGCATATCAGCGTGAGCTAATGCGCAAGCGTAGAGCAGAGGGAAAGGCGAAGTGACCACACCAACGCAAGCGCAGTTTGAAGCGGCAACAAAAAAGATTGAAACAGATTTGGCGTGGCGCGGACCAAACGGAAAGACGCTTGGTCATGTTGTGCTCGCAAGGGAAATGGCAGAACAGGTGTTTGTCGCCCTCACCGCCGCCATTCGCAATCTGAAGGACAAGCCATGGTCACCCGTCGCAAACTGTTTGAGATGATCCCGCCAGTTGCTGCTGCGGTGGCATTGCCAGCCGCATTGATTGAGGAAGCGCCTGTTGCTGCTGAACCAAGTCTTGCTATCGGCGGTCCATTCCTCGGCGACGTGATTTTCCGCGATAATCATCGCGCCTACATCTGGATGGGTGATCGTTGGTGCTCCGAGAAGGACTTCATTGACCGTGGAGGATTTTCCTCGTGAAACGCCGCAAGATGGACCCGCGTCTGGTGTCAATGCAGAAGCATGAGTTGGCATATATCAGGGACAAGTTCAGACTTCCAATTGCGATCATCAGACGTGTCATCAAGAAAGTCGGGCGAAGCCGCATCAGGGTCTACGCTGAATTGCGTTGCATCGATACCGGTGCTCTGGGATGAACCATGCTCACCTCGAAAGAAACATGCGAGCGCAAGAAGTCCTTCCCGGACGTCTTCGCTGCTGTCTGGTGGGGCGAGAAGCGCGGTCTGGCTGCATATCAGTGCAACGTGTGCAGCAAATGGCATCTGACCAGCCGCGCTCGCTGGCAGTCAATTGATGGGATGAGGCAAGACGAACGCAGGATCAGGCAATGACCTACCAAGAAGTTATTAAAAACTTGGCACCAAGCGAATACCAATGCAGTTCGTGCGGCGAGGTCTATGAAAAAGGATGGACCGACGATGAGGCTACTGCCGAGCGCGAAGAAAACTTTCCCGGCTTCACCGAGGCCGATTGCGCAATCATCTGCGACGACTGCTATCAAATGATGATGGGCAAGGTCGCAGTAAGCTGAGAGGATTAAATGACCTATCAGGAAATCCTTGAAGGCATCGCACGCCACCGCGCTAATCCTGTCGCGCAAGTCAGCGGCACCGCATTGGTCGCAGAGATACAGCGCAAGGTAAACGAGATCGAATGGGCGCTGCAGGCGTTGACCGAGAAGCTGCGGGATGAAGAGGATTTTGTTGCTGCGGCTCCGAGGGGGAAATGACCGACGCCGACCGCATCAAGAGGCTTGAGACTGCAGTCGAGCGACTGTGCGCCCTGATCTACCGCATCGACAGCCGCGATCCGCTCTATGGCGTGAAGTTTGAATGTGATCTGATCTCGCAGTATGTGCAGGGCAAGCTTGATCCGGCTGTGCAGGGCACTGCGAGATACACGCTCGATGGCTGAAGCGCTCAACGATCCTTGGTTCTGGGTTATTATCGGAACGGTGCTTGTACTTTGCGCATTGATGGCTGCGATGGAAGGACTGGTTGAGCCAGAAGAATACGGATGGCACGGATCAAAGATGCAGCAGTGGCTGGAGCGATTGCGCTCTTGGTAGGCGTGGTCACGCTTGCGATGATCGGCGGCTGGATCATGAAGGATGCGATATGGATGTCGTGATGCTGTCACAGGAAAGAATACGCAGAGATTTTGCACTTCGTACTTATCGTCGTACGGAGATGGAAGAGTGGACGCCAGAGAAGCAATACCGCGAACTGCAGCATGAAATGCGGTTCAATGGTTTGCGCGATGGTCCATTGGTCTTTATCTGGTTCGATGCAACTAAACCCGCAGCAGCGTAAGGCCTACACCGAATACAACGAAATGCTCGCGCACATCGACGCGCGGCGTGCTCGTGCCGACCACTGCCGACGTGGCAGGCGCAATGAAGAGACGGGAGAATGGGAAGGCGGTCTTTACGCCTTCGTAAAATACTTCTGGCACATCCTAGAGCCTGAGACGCCGATGGTGCCGGGGTGGCCGATGGAGGCCATCTGCCAGCATCTTGAGGCTGTGACGTACGGCGAGATCACGCGGCTATTAATCAACGTGCCGCCGGGGTTCTCAAAAAGCTTATTGACCGATGTCTACTGGCCCGCGTGGGAGTGGGCGTGCGCTGGCAAGGCGCATCTGCGTTATGTGACGTTTTCGTATTCTGCGTCACTGACCGAGAGAGACAATCGTCGCTTCGGTGATCTGGTGACGTGCAAGGACTTTCGCGATCTTTATGGCGAGAAAGTCAAGATCGTGAAGAAGGGAGACACGCTTGTTACCAACACGAGAAAGGGCTGGAAGCTTGCTTCGTCTGTTGGTGGTGTTGGCACTGGCGAGCGTGGTGACCGCGTCATTCTTGACGATCCTCACAACGTCAAAGAGGCAGAGTCCGATATTGTTCGATCAGAGACGGTACGCTGGTTCCGGGAGTCAATGTCCGACCGTCTGAACGACATGAAGCGCGGCGCAATCATCATCATCATGCAGCGTGTTCACGAGGATGACGTCTCGGGGGTAATCCTGTCGCTCGACCTTGATTATTGCCATCTAATGGTTCCGATGGAATTCGATGTAAAGCGGGCCGTCGATGATAAGGGTAATGTTCTTAGTACGGAGATCGGCTGGATTGATCCCCGGCTCGATGAAGATGATCTTGACGGCTGCGATGGCATATTGGCTTGGCCAGAGCGCTTCCCGCCGGAAGTTGTTGCGAACATCAAGAAGGAAGGAGGACCATACAAGTACGCGGGCCAATATGGGCAATCACCCGCCCCGCGAGGTGGCGGCATTTTTAAGACTAGCTGGTGGCAGGTCTGGGAGAGCGCTGATGGCCGGTTCCCGATCTTCGATGTGGTCGTGGCTTCGGTGGATTCGGCTTTCACTGAAAGCGAGATGAATGACCCGACCGGCATGACGGTGTGGGGCGTCTGGCATCTGGAGGGCAAAAGGCGGCTGATGCTGGTCAATGCTTGGCGCAAGCATCTTGAGTTTTCTGGTGTGCGCACGCCATATCTGCCGGGAGAGAGCAAGTCCCAGTTCGAGCGCAGGACGCAGGAAACGTGGGGCATGATGGAGTGGATCAAGCATACCTGCGAGCGCTTCAAGGTGGATAAGCTTATAATCGAGAGTAAAGCGAGTGGTATTAGCGCCGCACAAGAATTAAGAAATCGCTACGGTATCCAAGATTGGAGCACCCAGCTTATGCCTGTGAAGGGGGACAAGGTTTCTAGAGCAATTGGGGTACAGGCCATCTTGTCCAATCTAGGGGTGTATGCTCCGGTTCGCGACTGGAGCGATCTCGTGATTCAGGAAATGGCTGTTTTCCCGAATGGTCGTTACGACGATCTGACCGATTCCTCTACGATGGCTCTGAAATGGTTGAGAGATTCCGGGCTTGCGCCTACTGATGAAGAGGTTTTATACGAAGAGCAGCAACGGATAACCCACAGGTCCAAGCCTAAAATTTTATACCCAGTGTAGGATACTATGCCTAAGAAAATGTGGAAGACGGGGGAGGAATGGCGGGACGTCCCGCTTGTTGAAGAATGATCATGCGGCGGGCCGTTGCGTTTCTCGATGCAACCAACCCTTAACCCCCAGTTGATGTTGGTCCTTATCCCAAGGGGCGTGACGGTCCACCGGAGGATCATTTGGAACGGTTCTGGAGGTTCAGTCGTGTGCCATATACCGTTATCAGGCATTAGGAGTTGAAATGACGCTCATCAACAGTCGGCATCCGAAGATCATCGGCGCGGAGCCGAAGCTTTCCGAGGATCAGGTGGCCGTCATCGATCTATTGAAGGAAGCATTGGCGCAGGCACTGGCCGGTGAGATTACTTCAATCGGCATCGTCTGCTGCATGAAGAACGGATATGCGCATGTGATGGCAGGGCGGCAGGCGGCGGACCTGAACATGGGCTGCGACAGCATGAAGTTGGAAATCCTCAGTCGTGTTGAGCGTGCTGGCGCGGACATGGTATCGCGCCTGAACAAGTGACGTTCTGGCAATATGTCCTGTGGTTTTGCGTATTCTCGGTAGCGTTTGGCGTTCTTATCGCTTGGACGTTCAGGGACTGATCATGCCTGACCCAACTGCAGGCTGCGATACATACGATGTGCTTTCCGGTATTGGCGAGCCGAGCCTGTGCCAGCGCATGAAGGCATGGGGACGCATGGATGACATCGATGCGGCGCAGGTCGACTGGGAAGAGAAGGCCCGCAAGCTGCTGGTCGACGGCAGCTACGAGATCGAGCGGCTGAACAAAATAATAGAGGCCAAGAATGGCTGAACCAATCAAGATCGTCATCGATGACGACGTCGAAACCGTTCACATCGATCCCGTCACCGGGACCGTGACGGAGGATCAGCCAGATGGCGGCGTGGTGGTGCATCTCGATGCGCAGAGAAACAAGAAGAAGGACGACGATGACGGCTGGTACAAAAACCTCGCGAATGACATAGACGCCACCAAGCTTGGCGTGATTGCCAACGATCTGTATTCAGCCATCGACGCCGACGACCAGTCGCGCCAGCAATCCCTTCAGAACCATGCTCGCGGCCTTGAGATGCTTGGCATCAAGCTGGAAAAACCAGCTTCCGGCGTCGACGAGATGGTCGAGGGCATGAGCCGTGTGACCAATCCGCTATTGCTGGAGGCATGCCTGAAAGGCTGGGCAAATTCGCAGGCCGAACTGCTACCTGCGAACGGTCCGGTCAAGATCAAGAATGACGGCACGGAGACGAAGAGCGAGGACGAACTTGCGGAGGCTCTGGAGCGCGGCTTCAACCACTACCTGACGCAGACGGCGAAGGAGTATTACCCGGACACCTCGCAGATGCTTTTGTGGGGTACGCATTTCAGGGGCGCGGGATTCAAGAAGGTATACCGCTGTCCGATGCGAAGACGACCGGTGTCGGAGGCGGTTGATGCGAAGGATTTGATTGTCTCGGATGCCACCAAGGATATTTCATCCTGCTCCCGCATAACGCACCAGATACCGATGCGCCCTTCGGTGTTCAAGCGCATGAAGTTGCTTGGCGTATACCGGGATACGACGCTGACGCAGCCGACACCGACGCCGAATGTGGTGACCGAGAAGATTGCGACCATTCAGGGCGTGTCAGCCCCGACGCGACCGGAGGATCAGCCTTACACGATATGGGAGACGCAGTGCGAACTGGATATCCCTGAATTTGCCCCCGGAAAATTCGAGGATGAGGGCATACCGCTTCCGTACCTTGTGTCGATGGACAAGGACACGCGGGAGATACTTTCGATCACGCGGGACTGGGAGGAGGATGACGAGGAATGCGAGCGCGAGCAGATGTATGTGCGCTATCCGTACGTCCCCGGTCCCGGATTTTATTGTACGGGAATGCTGAACATTCTTGGCAATGCATCGGCTGCGATGACAGCAGCGTGGCGCGAGGCGCTCGATGCGGGCATGTTCGCGAACTTCCCGGCTGGTTTGATCGCAAAGCTTGGCAGTCGGCAGAACAGTGCGACGTTCCGCCTTGCGCCGGGAACATTCGAGCCGGTTGAAACCAATGGCATGCCGATCAATCAGATCGTCACGGGGTTGCCTTACAAGGATGTCACGCCGGGGCTGCTGACCCTGATCGACAAGATCACCGAGCAGTGCAAGGCATTGGGAACTGCTGCGGAGGTACCGGCTGGCGAGGGTCTTGCGAATATTCCCGTCGGCACCATGCTGGCGCAGATCGAGCAGGCCACCAAGATCATGGCGGCTGCGCACAAGGGGATGCACACCGCGCAGTCGGAAGAGTTCGCACTTCTGATCAAGTTGTTCAGGCGCAATCCGGAAGACTTCTGGCGGCAAAACAAGGAGTGCCCGAAGGACTACTGGACCGACGTCAAGCTGCAGATGGCGTTCGACAATTGCAATTTGATCCCGGTGTCGGACCCGAATGTTCCCTCGCATGTGCATCGTGTAGCTAAGGCATTGGGCCTCGTGCAGTTAAGCGCAATGCCGCAGTTTGCGTCGAGGCTCGATCCGGATGAGGTCTTGAGGCGCGTTCTGGCTGCGATGAAGGAAGACCCCGTCGGTCTGGTGGTGCAGGCTCCCCCGCAGGAAATGGCACCGGACGACAAGGCCAAGATGGCGACGGCGCAGGCCAAGATCATGGAGGTACAGTCCAAGGCCGGTAAGATACAGGCAGAGTCGCAGGGCAACGACGTCAAGGCGCAACTGAAGTTGATGGAAATCAAGTCTGACGAGAGAAGCGATCAGGCCGATATCAGGAAGGAAGAGATCATCCATCAGGCCGACATGGCAAAGCTGCAATCTGGCGAGCGGCGCGAGGAACTGAAACTTCAGACCAAAATGGCATCCGAGCAGCAGGCCGCGCAGGTTGGTCGAGAGCGCTATGGCCTCGATCTTGTCAAAGAGGGTCTTGGCCTTGAAAGTCAAAAGCAGCAACAGCAGCACGAAATTGCGATGAAGGAGAAAGAGCACGGTCTGGCGCAGAGTTCGCACGGTCTTGAGATACACAAGCAAGGTCTGGCTGCTCGCGATTCCGACAGGGCGCATGGTCTTGCAGTTGCTCAACATGAGCATGACAAGAAGGTCGATGCGGCACAGCTTGCAATCGACGCACACAAGGCAACGCATCCGCCAAAACCGGCAGCATCAAAGCCTAAGCCAAAGAAGAAGGGAAAATAACCAATGGCATATCCGCTTAAAATCTATCCCAAGAACAAAGGCCCCGGCTGGCTGTCGAAGACGCTCGACAGCTACATCGAGAACCCGAAGTCTGACCCGTACAAGCGGGCGGACAACGAGGCCACGCTCCGCTATACCGGCGGCGACAAGAAGGACGTTTCCGCAGCCACCTACGTTGGGAAAAAAGGAAAATAACATGGCACATCCGATGAACAATCTGCGTGATCACAAGGTGCAACATTCCCGTGTGAAGGACATCACGGCAGCCTGCGGCGGCGGCATGGCCAAGGGCGGCGACGTCGCGCAGGACAAGGCGATGATTTCCCGCATGGTGAAGAAATCGGCCCTGCGTGCCACTGGCGGCGCAGTTACGTCCCGCGCTGATCGTCCCGCCCGTGCATGGGGCGGGAGGCTCGGCAAGAAGGGCGGCAAGAAAAAGGGCAAGTCAGGGCATACGGTCAACGTGATCGTTGCACCTCATTCGCAGCCTGCTGCTCCTGCGATGCCACCCCGGCCTCCGATGGCCCCTCCGGGTGTTGCCGCCGGTCCACCGATGCCGCCACCGGCAGCGATGGCACCGAGGCCACCGGTTCCTCCCGGCCCGATGGGCGGACCTCCCGGCGTCGCGCCCCCTCCGGGGATTGTCCCGCCGATGCGAAAGTCAGGCGGCAAGGTGACGTCGGCCAATGCCGGTATCGGCAAGGGACGCACGACCATCCAGAGAGATTTCCCGTCCAGCAAGCAGGACACAAAGAACATCGGCAGAGGGTCGGTCATCACCAAGGCGACCGGCGGTCCTATTTCGTCCCCCGCTCATGGCGGCATGGGTCCGAAGCTTGGCGGCGGCGCTCGTGGCGGCAAGGGAAGACTGGCCAAGACGCACAGGCTTTCTGCCAGCGGCTACGGCAAGGCGACAGCGGGAGCACAGAACCCGACGAGAAATCCGCATGGCTGAACCGACTGCCTTCCGCACGTTTGCGATGGAGCCACCCTATCAGGTGCGCTCCCTTCGCAGGATGTTGCAGAAGAAGATCGAGGAACTGACTGCAGCGCTTTCCGGGGGATACGCGAAAGACTGGGCCGACTACCGCGAGCGTGTCGGCGAGATATCAGGCCTGCTTGAGGCCGTAGGGTTTTGTGATGAACTTGAAAAAGCGGAGAGCAAATGAGAGCGAATCTTCGGGCCATTGCGCAAGCTGCGTCAACTGACCCGCGAAAGGCACTGCTTGACAGTGCAGGGCCATTGACGGATTACGAGGTGTTTCATAATCTTGTTCTGGTCGCGACGTACATTGCGCCGCCGATGCTGATGCAGGGGCCTGACGGAAAGCAGATAGAATTTCACCGGACGGATCGCTCCCTGAGCGAAGACAGATTTCAGGGCAAGGTGGGCCTCGTTCTCAAGATTGGTCCGCTTGCATTCAAGGACGACGCTGTTGCCCGCTTTGGCGACGTCACCATCGGTTGCGGAGACTGGGTGATGTACCGGCCAAGCGATGGCATGGAGATGTTCATCAAGGATCATACCGGTGACAGGAACGACGGCCTGTCCTGCCGTCTTATCGAAGATACCCTCATCAAGTGCCGGGTACGCGACCCGTCGCGTATTTATTAGGAGCGTACGATGCCAGACGAAACAGTCACGCCGACTGCCGATGCATTGCCGGATGTCATTGTAAACGTAGAGCCTGATACGGCTACCGATGCGGTCGTCGTAACGGACCCGGCCAAGGATTTGGCGGCGCAATACGAAGCGCTGCAGGAGAAATCAAAGGAAGACAAGGCGGCAAGGGATGCAGCCGACGCGCGGGCAGCGGAAGCGGAAAGACGTGCTGCTCAGGCACAGCGTGACGCACAGGCGGCGCGGGAAGCAGCAACATCTTCAAGTCTCGACACCATCACGACTGCTCTTGCTTCTGCTCAGTCTGCACTGGATGCGGCTAAGAAGGATAAACGCACAGCCAGAGAGGCTGGAGACTTCGAGGCCGAGAGCGATGCGGACGACAGGATGATACAGGCCCGCATCGATCTGCGGACATACGACGAGGCCAAGTCGTCTCTGGAGGCACGAAAGGCTGCGCCGAGAACCGAAGCACCATCAGACCCGGTCGAGGCTTTCGTGAGGGGACGCAGCGAGCCGACTGCCAAGTGGGCACGCGAGCATCGCGAATTCATCACCGACCCGATCAAGAACAAGAAGCTGACGGCGGCACATTTCGATGCTGAAGCCAGTGGCTATGCACCGGACACGCCGCAGTATTTCGATCACGTCGAGAAGTTCATCGGCCTGAAGAAGGACGCTGCCGTGGTTACGGAGGGTGACGACGTGCAGCGTCCGGGAGCCGCGAAGGAAGCGGCCAAGGAAGCCAAGAAGCAGGCACAGCGCTCGGTCGCCCCCGTCAACGGGTCGGCTGGGTCTGGAGGCGCAGTGTCAGGCAATACGGTGACGCTGACGTCGCGCGAGGCTGCTGCAGCGACGGATGGGACTGTAGTATGGAACTGGGACGATACTTCTGGCAATAAAAAGTTCAAAAAAGGAGACCCAGTGGGAGTGGAAGAATTCGCTAGGAGAAAACAAAAAATGGTACAACAGGGATTATACGATAAGACTTACGATAATCAGTAATGAAGATAATTTCTCGCAAAGATGCATTAGCGGATGATCTGATCCTATTGAGTTTATGCGAGAACAAGGGAGATTGTTATGACCGACGAAATCCAGAAGACATCGGAAGACCCGCGCAAGGCCAGTCTCGCCAAGGCGCGTGCGGTTCGTGCAGCCAATCGCGAATCCGCAAAGACCGCCGGTCTTCAACCGGCATCAGACGATGGATATGAGGTGATGCGCAGTGCTCAGGGGGTGTCGAGCGATATGACGCCATCCGCAGCGGCACGAACGCCAGTGCGCGGCGACCGCGTCGAGGTCATCGGTCGAGGCGGCGAGCGGCTGTCACGCTCCCACAAGCTGTCTCAGGACCAGTTCGAGATACCGAAGTCGATGATACCGAATGGCTGGGAGTACCAGTGGAATACGGTCACCGTCGTCGGAAATGGCGACATCGCCCGCGACCAGATGCAGTTGATGTACAACAGCGGCTGGCGACCGGTACCGGCGGAACGTCATGCTGGCGTGCTCATTCCGGCCAATGCCAAGGGTGACATCATCCGTGGGGGCTTGCGTCTTGAAGAGCGTCCACAAGTCCTCTCCGACGAGGCGCGCGCAGAAGACTTGCGCTTGGCCAAGCAATTGATCTCCGACCGGAACGAATCCCTCAAGCTGTCCGGCATGCGCAAGGGCATGGCTGACGGTTTCGAGATGGGCCAGAAATATCGCGGGACAGGTGGTGAAATTCGGATGTCCATCGA